ATTTGATTATAGTTGTTTAGGTGATGCAGTAAACCTTGCAGCTCGTTTGGAAGGGCAAAGTAAAGAGTATGGTATGAAAATAATTCTGGGAGAAGAAACTGCTAAGGAAATGGATGATGAGTTTGTTTTAGTTGAATTAGACACAATTGCGGTTAAGGGTAAGACGGAACCTGTTAAGATATATACTTCACTTGGAACACATAAAGAACTTAACTGGAGTATGAATTATGAAATGCCCCGTCAGCAACATGATAAGTTTTTATTTTTCTATAAAAATCAGAAATGGGTTCTTGCAAAAAAATGGATAGATGACTTACGAAAACAATTTAATGGAGTGTTAGTTGGCTATTATGATATGATGGAGAAACGTATAGATCAGTTAGAAAAAGAGATACTTCCCGAAGATTGGGATGGAGTATATAGGGCTACCACAAAATAAACAAATGAAAAACTTTATATCACTAAAAACAGGCCATGCAGCATCAGATGCATATTTCAAAAATCAACCAATTTGGTTTGATAGCGATATGTTGTATTCTTTTCTTCTTGGAGTCTGTATTGGGGTGATTGTCATGGCCTTGATATAAAAAAGTCCTTGACATTCTTTCATTTTTCGTGTATAGTATATAAAGATGGAATAAAGAGATAAATATTATTATGGATACTTTAACACATACAATTATTGCTGTTGGGTTGTTAGCAACATCATATTATCTTGGGGCTTATCTGAAATCTAAAACTGTTTTTGACGATATTGCACGAAGGATGCTTGATAAACTAGAGAAAGATGGTTTTATTGCTACTAAAACTGATGAAGATGGTGAAAAAGAACTTGTAACCATTAGTGAAGTTCTTGCTAAGGCTTTAAAGAAGTCAACATAGAAGGATATATTATGGAAGTCGAAGTTCGTAATGGTAACGTCGATCAAGCAATTCGGGTTTTAAAAAAGAAACTCCAACAAGACGGGCTCTTTAATGAATTAAGAGAACGTGAATATTATACGTCAAGGTCTGAGAAACGCAGACGAGAAAAAGCTGCTGCAATTCGTAGACAAAAACGTGAAGATGCGAAACGTGAATTAGAGGAGTTTTATGGTGGCAAGAAGAAAAAGAATAGTCGCTGAAACTGATAACAGCGATTGGAAAGCACCTAAGAAAAGACGTAAACCACGCAAACCTATGAGTGAGGAACAGCGTGTTGCAGCTGCAGCACGTCTGGAAAAGGCGAGGGAAAAACGTAAAGCTAAAAACCCTGATTATGGAATGAGTGGTATTCATGAGTCTTTGCGAAATCTTCCTAATGACCATCCGTTACATCCCAATAAAGTAAAACAGTGGATTAAAACTCAAAAAGAGATGGCTAGTTCTGCACGAGCTAGTGTAAGACAAAAAGTAAAAGGTGCTCTAGCTCAAGTAGGTATCCATGAGGGATATTTAAAAAATCTTCAAAGATATCTTCAACATGGAGATTGGGTTGATGATTTTTATGGCGAATACCAAGACAAGAAAATTCGTAGACGTTGTACAGCACAAGCGTACTATTGGTTTGGGCCCAAGAAGGGTCAACCCAAATTTGATGTTGGGACTTATTACCCACTATTAGGTTGTGTATACACACAAGAAATGTTTAATGAGGAAGAAGGAATTTCTAATGTCGAAACAGGAAAACGGGAACGTAGTAGAAAACGTAATACAAGGGCCGTGGTCAAAGACAAAAAGAAAAGTAAAACTTCCTGACGAAAGTACTATAGAGTTACAGGAAAAGCTTGGTTTTGCTGAAGAATTGACTCAAACTTTGATAGTTCAAATGATGCATGGTATGGGTGAAAATGGAATTGATATTTCAGAGAAATCTTTTGTCCATGATATTGCACTATTAATAGAGTTCACAAAAGGAACTATATATAGAAGTCTGGAACTTAAACATCCCACACAAGGATTATTTGATCAACTTGTAGAACTTACAGTTAATCCAGATAATTCAATAGCTACTGAAGTGAACATGGACTTATTGGAAAAATATATTAAAGTATTTGGTGATGATGATGACCCCGAAATTCCATAGACCCTTTTCCCCAACGATAATGGAATCCGCTGTTCCAGACAAGTTCGTAGAGATTGTCAATAATACTGCTGACAAGGTTCTAGGTAGTGAAGCCGCAAGCGTTGAATGGGATTGGTCGCATAAACTTGTAGGTAAAGTACATAAAGAAGTTCAAATCCCTGTTAGAAACAAAGAACATAGGGAACTTCTTTTTACTACTATGAAGGGTGCATGTGTTGATTATCTAAAAGAAAGTATTAAAAACAATACTGCTTATGGATGGAAAAAAATTGCTGGTGATGCAGTACCTACTATGGATAATATACACATGGCTCATAGTTGGGTAGTTAGTCAGTATGCTGGGGAATATAATCCTTGGCATCATCATAGTGGAGATTTCTCAGCAGTTATCTATCTTAAACTACCATCAAAGATGAATGAAGAATGGGAAGAAGATTGGAAAGATCACTATCCAGCAAGTGGATTGATAGAATTTATGTTTGGTGAGAATCAAGGATTTCGTAGTGATAATCTAAAGTTCAAACCAGAAGTAGGTAAGTTGTTAGTGTTTCCATCGTGGTTGAAACACTTTGTATATCCCTTTAAAAGTGAAGGTGAGAGAAGGTGTATGAGCTTTAATGCTCATATGTTTGTGCCAGAATGATATTAGTTGATATGAATCAGATTTCCCTTGCAAGTATGATGATGCACTTGCATATGAGTAAGTCTAAAGAGATTGATGAAAAGATGGTAAGACATATGATTCTCAATTCTCTTCGTATGTATAGAACTCGTTTTTCTTCTGAATTTGGCGAATTGGTTTTATGTTATGACTCCAAACACTATTGGAGGCGTGATTATTTTCCAGAATATAAATCAGGTAGACGTAAGAGTAGAGAGAAATCTGATCTTGATTGGGATGCAATTTTTCTTTGTCTCAATGAAATAAAAGATGAACTTAAAAATAACCTACCATATAAGTTTTTAGAAGTGTATGGTGCAGAAGCTGACGATATCATAGGAACTCTTTGTGCAACTATTTCAGAAGAGATTATGATAATTTCTGGTGATAAGGATTTTATTCAACTTCAGAGATTTCCTAATGTAAAACAATTTAGTCCAATCACTAAGAAAACAGTGAACGGTGCCAATCCTGGCGGTTATCTTAAAGAGCATGTTTTTAAGGGAGATAGTGGTGATGGTGTTCCAAATGTATTATCCCCTGATAATACATTTACTGATGGACTACGACAAAAGCCCTTAGGCAAAAAGAAAATTGCTTCATGGATGGATCATGATTTTGAGGATGTTGCTCCTAATGATGAAGTGAAAAGAAATTACCAAAGGAATAGAAAGTTAATTGATCTAACTTATACGCCAGAAGAACTTACTAGGGAAATAATTGATACATATAATGAGGCTCCCTTTGGTGATCGCAGCAAACTACTAAATTACTTTATACAAAAGAGATTGAAAAATCTCACTGAATCTATAGGAGAATTCTAATGAATTTATTAATTTCAGAAATCTTGGAAAAGGTTTCCAAGGTAAAAACAAAGCAGGAAAAGATTGATATTCTACGAGAAAATGATCATCAATCTTTAAGAATGGTAATCAAATCGTCTTTTGATTCAAATATTGAATGGGCTCTTCCCGAAGGAGATGTTCCATATACTCGTAACGATGCACCAGAAGGAACAGAGCATGCTTCTTTATCTTACGAATCTCGTAAGTTGTATCACTTCATTAAGGGTGGTAATTCTCAGATCACTCAAAACAAACGAGAGACAATGTTCGTTCAGATGTTAGAGGGCCTTCATGAAAGTGAAGCAGCGGTTCTTGTTGCTGCAAAAGATAAGAAATTGCATCAAGTATATAAGGGTCTTTCTGCTCCTGTAGTCAAAGAAGCGTTTAACTGGAATGATGAATATATGATTGATGAAGATGATCATCATGTTTATCCTCAAGCGCCAGGCCTTGCTAACGGTTGATAATTGAAGAATGCCACTAACAAGAAAAAGAATTATATATGATCGTGTTGATGGAAAAACACCATATATGATTCGACGCCACTTGATTTTCAGAGAAAAATCAGACCATATGGAAGATAATGTAAGGGTGCCTTTCAATGCATATTTACATAAAATTGTATTGTCTGATGAACCTACTTTACATGACCATCCTTGGAATTGGGGTACATTTATCATATCTGGTGGATATTATGAACATACCCCAAAAGGTACTTTTTGGAGAGCTCCAGGCTCTTGGAGAACGCAAAAATCTACGAATTTGCATTGGTTGGAATTGAAGGAAAATACCCCATGTTGGACCCTATTTTGGCATGGCCGAAAAAGGAGAACTTGGGGGTTTCAGACCGAAAATGGATGGACAGATTATCGAACTTTTTTACAAAATCGTTTAGAATCAAGAACTTAGGAGATTATCGTTTAAAATCAGGGGCTTAGCATTTTTTTTGAAAATCGTTTAAAATCAAGGGCTTAGGAGCTACGATTTCTCTTGACAAATCCTTATGGGTATGGTAGAATATAGACATAATCAAAGAAAGGATTATATTATGATATATGTTGCGAAACCGAAGATTGCTAATTCTGTTGGTTTGAAAACATTTAAGTCCCTCTCTGCTGCTATAGCATACCTTGCTGAGTGGGGAGTGGAAACTATCGGTTCTACCGAGGCTGAGAAGGCCGAGGAATTGGGTTGGATAGGTAAGCTGAAGAAGGCTGCCTAATGAAATACTCTGAGATGTATTTAGAGACTTGCTTTGAGACAGGTGAAAAACCCACTAAGAAAGGGTATTGTAGTTTTCAAGAATGGCGGAAGCGGGTTGATGCCCTATTTGCTGATGGCATACCTAGGCAAGGCCTTGCTGATGGCATCGTTGTAGATGATACATGATGAAAAATACAGATCATAAAAAGAATTGCATATCTCATGTAATTGCAAGGTTTGGAGAAAGATTCGCTGAAGAAGATTTCACCACTAAATCTAAGAAATGGGGTATTAATATCTGGATAGATGAAGTGTTGAGGGATGTCCTAAATGCCAAAAATACTGGTTATAAGGTTAAAGATGGAATGGGACATAGGATGTTTTATAAGGTAGAATTTATGAACACAAAACCCGTTTTCGTATTGTGGGATATGTTTTTGGATTGTGCTGTAACTGTTCTTACTGGTGATATGATGAATAAATCTAAGGATAAGATTTAGTTATGAAGAAATATAAAAACTGGGGTATTGATATGGGTGGTCTTTCTATGACTGATCCAGAACGCTATCGCAAGATTAACTATGTTCTTAACGATAAGGGTGTGCATACAGACCTTTTGGATGTAGTTGAGACTGCTCCATTGGAATATGTGTATGACCTTGCTGATAAGGGCCCTTCGCCTGAAGATGGTGTGATTGACTCTGACCTAAAGACTGCCGTAAGAAATGCACTGCTGTCCCTAACGCCTAGGGAAGAGAGGATAATACGGAAAAGGTTTGGTATCGGATTGAAGACTGATCACACTCTTGAAGAGGTTGGCCAAGAATTTTCTGTAACAAGGGGGAGGATTCGTGATATTGAAGCTAAAGCACTACGCAAGATGAAACATCCTTTTATTGCAAAAAAACTTGTGGGTTTTCTTAATGCAGCTTAAAAGGATTTAGATTTGTTACTTCATATTAACGGTTCAAACAAGGCTAATCGTAAGTTAGTTGAAAGGGCCACTTGGTGGTACGCAGAAAAACTCATGGGCAAAAGGCTTATGAATGGTCTGGAAATTCATATCAATCTTAAGCGAAACTTGGTAACTAAAGAAGGTTGTGAAGGCACAGCTATATGGGAAGGTGATTACTGTGATCGACCAAAGGAATTTACTATAGAACTTGATTTATCATATTCTATTCGGGATGCCTTGATCACCCTCGCTCATGAATTGGTTCACATTAAACAATGGGCCAAGGGTGAAATGTACGAATACATAAAATCGCCATCAGTGCGTTTCCATAAAACAAAATTTGACCTAGATGATACAAATTATTGGGATTATCCGTGGGAGATTGAGGCGTTTGGTAAACAGTTGGGTTTGTTTGTTCGGTTCTGTGAAGATATCGGTATAGCAAATCGTGATGATATGCAAGAAGGAGTTAAATGATGTGGAAATTTAAAACTGATTGTAGGGGTGAGAAAACCACTGCTGTTGAAAGACGTTTGACTAAGTATAAAGTTGATCTGACTTCAGCCGAGAGTCGTGTCAAGTTTGGTTATAATTATTTAATATGGATAAAGGAATAAAATAATGGGTGCTGTGAAAAATTGGATGATGGATATTGAGGAGTTCTGTGACGGACTATTTTACGGTGGTGACTCTGAGTACACTGTTGAGGAAGCTGCCGATCTGGTAGAATCAAAATTTGGGTCTGGGTCTGGAGATCATGCTCAGGAGTATATTGAAAAAACCTTGGGTGAAATGTGAGATTTAAAACCAAGTTTCTCATAACTGCCGTTACCGCGGCAGTTATTTCTATAACTATGTCATCTTCTTTTCCTACAGAGGGAAGAACTACATCAATTGAACCTGATCATGCTCACATTGCGTCAGCCCGATGTCTAGCACTTAATATATATCATGAAGCCAGGAGTCAAGGGACTGCTGGTCTTTTTGGTGTAACTGCTGTTGTTTTAAATCGTGTAAATGACAGTCGTTTCCCCAATACAATTTGTGGTGTTGTTTATCAAGGTCCAACAAGAGAGAGTTGGAAAACTCGACAACATAAAGATTTACTAGCTGATGAAAGGATATATTATCCTGTCAGAAATAAATGTCAATTTTCTTGGTATTGTGATGGGAAGAACGATACTCCCCGTAACCAAGAAAAGTATCAAGAAATTCTTGAAATGGTTAAAGCAATATTATGGGATGAGCTTCCGTTTATAGATATTACAGATGGTGCTTTGTTTTACCATGCAGATTATGTAAATCCTTCATGGGCAAAAACGAAACAGCGGACTACGGAAATTGATGACCACATTTTTTACAGATGGAAAACTAAATGATTAATCTGAAATACTCTAAAGATGTTAAAAAAGATTACGAACAATTAAGTGATGGTCGTAAAGAATATATCAACAAACGTGCTGATAAGAAAGGCCTTTCGGTATTTGAATATCTTACCAAAAAGATAGAGGAAAGATGCAAGGTAGAACGTAAAGCAGAGAAACGAGAGCAAGAACGAATTGCCAATAAACAGGAACGAATTGCCAAAAAACGCGAGGAAAAGTATGGAAGGTGATGGTGATAATAGATGAAGCATGTTGAAATATCGTTAATGGAAGATGGCGAATTATCTATTGATGGTCAAACCAGACCAGCAGGAAATATAGAAATTCGTGAGTTTGAAGATGGTGAATGGACAGGCGGTTCCTATGCAACCTATGACAATCTTGTAGAGAAAGTGAAAGAGGCATTAGAAGAATGAATATCTTTCTTACTATATATTAGAGAAATCAAACTTTGCAACTTGGATACGCAGAGTTAAGCCGGAGTGGTTCAATGGAAAAGAGGGAGCCGTATGGGGATTATATGGCACGGAGATTGCGTGAAAACCGTGGCCATTATGTAAATAAAGATGAACTGTTTAGGCATGAAATTGTAGACATGCAAAAACAAATTCATGGATTGCAAATGCGAGTTAAAACTTTGCGTGAGGTTATAGATGACTTATCATACAAAGTTAAGTTATTAGGCGGTGATTCAAATCAATTGGAGATGAAACTGTAATGCCAACATATGATTTTATAAACAATCATACAGGTGAGGAATGGACAGAGATGATGTCTATTGCTGACATGGAAAGTTTATTAGAAGGTAATCCCGAAATTAAACAAGCATGGAAAACTGCACCTATGGTTGCAGGGGATCACATTATGGGTGCTGGACCTAAAGTAGATAGTGGGTTTAATGAACGTATGGAACAGATAGGAAACGCACATCCAGGCAGTCCTTTGGCAAGTAGATATGGTGGTAATAAGAATAAATCTCATAGTGAAATTAAAACAAGGAATGTTTTGAAAAAACATAGAGTGATATAAATAGGTATGGTGTTACGGGCGAGAGATACATACTTCAGCACCGATGCACAGCATCTTTGTAAGCTGGGAAGTCAATCCGCCCCTGTAATACCAGAGAGGGGGGGTTTTTAAGCCCCCGGCTCCCCCCCTCTCACCTTTTTTGAAAGGACAACTTATGACATCAATTAAAAGAATTACCACATTTCTAACTTCTATCGTAGTTGCTGGAATAGTTTTAAGTACTTCAATTGTATCAGCACAACAATCAAATTTCTTTTGTATACCTACTTACGAGCAACTAATTGAACAAACTGAAAAGAAAGAATTGGTACTAGCATTTGCGGGTGTGGCCAGACAAGGACAGTCTCTCTGGTTCTTTATAAATGATACAGATTGGTCAGTATTTTTCAAAGATCGTGCAACGGGTCAATATTGTACTGCTCCTAATTATTATGGTAAAATTTTAGACCAAACCTCTACAGAAGACTTCTATAACGGGAAAGGCAATGACCAGCAGTAAAAAAAATAAAGAAATAAATCACAGTAATTTAGTAACTATTAAATCAATTACTGATAACCAAAAGCTAGTTTTTAACTCTTGGAAGGAAGGAAAAAATCAGTTTCTTTTTGGAGCAGCTGGTACTGGTAAAACATTTATTTCTTTGTATCTTGCTCTACAGAGTGTAATGGATTTAAAGAAACCTTATGACAAAGTAGTGTTAGTTAGGTCGCTTATTCCTACAAGAGAGATTGGTTTTCTACCTGGCGATGAGGAAGATAAGGCTGCACTGTATCAAGTGCCGTATCAAAATATGGTACAGTTTATGTTTGAGATGCAGAACGAACAGCAGTTTAATAATCTGTATGATAAACTAAAGGGACAAGGTACATTATTCTTTTTGTCAACTTCTTTTCTAAGGGGGTTGACATTTGATAATGCAGTCATTATAGTAGATGAATGTCAGAACATGAACTTTCATGAACTGGATACTATTATTACTAGGGTTGGTCAAGATTCTAAAATTATATTTTGTGGTGATTTTGATCAGACTGATTTGATCAAACAAAATGAAAGAAATGGGTTACACGACTTTTTACGAATCCTTGAAGAGATGGAAGAATTTCATTGTTGTGAATTTACTATTGGAGATATTGTTCGTAGTGGCTTTGTTCGCAGTTATCTTATTAATAAGATTAAATTGGGGATAGGTATAGAATAATGAACATAGATAAATTGAGAAGAGATTTAGAGATTGATGAGGGTGTTATCCATGAAATATATTTGGATCATCTTGGATATCCTACTTTTGGTATAGGTCATCTCGTTACTAAAGATGACTCAGAATATGGACATGATGAAGGAACAGCTATCTCTGAGCAAAGAGTCATTGATGTTTTTAACAATGATATCCGAACAGTTTTGGAAGATTGTGGTAGGTTGTATCACAATTTTACTACTTTACCCGAAGAAGTTCAATTAGTAATTGCTAATATGATGTTTAATTTGGGCTATACTAGATTGTCTAAATTCAAAGGTATGAAACGTGGTGTTGATTCTCGTAATTGGGAAGAAGCCGCTGATGAAATGGTAGACAGCAGATGGTATCGCCAAGTAACAAATCGAGCAGATAGACTCGTAGTGAGGATGAGAAGTGTAGAATAATGAAAAGATTTAATCATGTGCCAGTGAAGTTACCAGAGTTAGAAACAATAACAGTAGATCGAAAAAGATTTTACGTTACACCAGAGGATAGAATTTATCCATCAATAACAACTGTTTTATCAATCCGAAAGAAAGAAGGATTGATGGAGTGGCGTAAAAAGGTTGGTGATAAGGTTGCAAATTATGTTGCGGCCAAAGCAGCTGCAAGAGGTACTAAAGTTCACCATATGTGTGAAGATTATTTGAACAATGTACCTCTAGATTATCCTGAGAAATGGAAAAAACATGAAAAGGATTTTCTTCCTTTGTGTATATTTAACCAATTAAGGGATAAAGTTTTAACGAACATAAGTGACATATATGCTCAAGAGTGTGGTTTGTATAGTAATAAATATAAGGTAGCAGGTAGAGTTGATTGTATAGCAAAGTATAAAGGTGTACTTTCAGTTATAGATTTCAAGACTTCTACTAGAGATCGATCAGATGCATGGAATGAAAATTATTACATTCAAGGTTCTGCATATGCAGAGATGTTTACTGAGTTAACAGGAATTGATATAAGTCAAGTAGTAATTTTAGTCGTAACAGAAGATGGAACTGTTCAAGAATTTATCAAGGATAAAAGTGATTTTTTAGATGCACTGACGGACTCCGTTGATGAATGGAAAAAACAAAATGAGACAGATAATAGGGGTCGGCCAATCCATAATTAAAGGAAAATTTATACTTTTTCTAACAGCAGTTTTTTTACTTGTCCCAACAGCTGGTTGCGCTCAAGTAATAGCATCGCCTGATGAACAAGCTGAACCACTCTGGCCAGAACAAGAAACAATTACACCAGCAATAGAACCAAATTCATTTGTTAACCAAAACCAAGGGCCTCCATATGGGACAATAGTTATGACACAAAAACCAGTTAGTTGTAATGATACTCTCATAGTAAAAAATCATATTCAAAATACAGGTGGAATGGCTCCAGTTACATTTGGTCTAAATTTAAATGAAATGGGTGCAATAACATCTCTTATACAAGTATATGCAAATCCTATTAATAAGCGGTTTGCTATAATTGAACATTTTGCTCACCAAAAGAGCTGTATACTTACTCATGGTAGTGATTTTGAAATAATCTTACCGCCACTACCACAAGAAGTACCCAATTAATATGAAAGATTTTCTCTATTGGTGGCTTCTTGTTTGTGTAGTGGGTACAGGTTCATATATTACACATACTATGGGATGGTTGGTGCCATTATATACTAACGACCTCACCTACATAACATTTGTAATTACTGCGATTGCTGTATTAACAACTCTTAGTCTTGGTTATAAATTCAAGGTGCCAACTCGGGCAGCTGCTGTTAATGTTAATATTGAATGGTTTGTATCTGATGTTGTATTAACACTAGGTATGTTGGGTACTATCATCGGATTTATGATAATGTTGCAAGGCACATTTTCTTCAATTGAATTTAATGATGCTCACAGTATTCGTACAGCCCTATCTTCAATGAGTAAGGGATTATTTACCGCATTGAATACTACTTTAATAGGATTGGTTTCATCAATCATTCTTAAAGTGCAATTAATAGTGTATGAGAACGTAAAAGAATAATGTACTATAGGAGTGGTTATTTAGCATTTGTAGATTTTTTGTTCATTCTGTTATTAGCTTTTATCAGTATGTTCATTCTTGCATTGTTGTTGATTAACCCAGTTCCAAAGAAATCGGATATTGAAAGGAAGGCGGAATATATCATAACACTTGAATGGGATGATAAATCCCATGACGATATTGATATATGGATAGAAGACCCTGTACAAAATGTTTTATCTTTTAGAAATAGGGTTGCAGGCCTGATGCATTTGGATAAAGATGACCTTGGACAAATTAATGATATCATTTATTTACCAGACGGGACACGACAAGTTATAGAGTTAAATAGAGAGGTAGCTACATTTCGTGGATGGACAAAAGGCGAATATGTTGTTAATGTACATTTGTATACAAAACGTACTGATGGAAACGCTTCGGTTAAAGTCACAATGTTAAGAATAAATCCTTACAGATTAATGTGGGAAGAAGATATATTATTAACTCATCAGGGCCAAGAACTTACTGTACGACGGTTTACTCTCAATCAAGCAGGAGATATCGTCAAAACAAATACAATTGAGAAGCTTTTTATAAACACTCTTAGAAATCGTTCTGAGTTTGAACCCCGCGAACCTAGTGACAGACAAAGAAACTTAAACTTGGATAGCGGTGGACGACCACTTGAACCTCGGGCAGCCCCATGATAATGGAATTAGATTTAGTACTTCTTACAATGGTGTTTTTTGTGGTGTTATGCTTAGGAACAATGATAACCTTGTTAAAAAGAAAAGTATGGTTACTTGTGTTTATTCCTTTATCATTTTTTATTGCAACAAGTATAATTTATACATACACCGACCTTCTAGGAACTCCCACTAAAAAAGACTTACCAAAAGAGTTTTTTGTAGTTCATCACCATATTGCAGAAGAGTTAGCGATTATTTATCTTTGGATTATACCAATTACAAAAGAAGGAAAAAATGTTCCGGTATCCTATGAAGTTCCCTATACTCAAGAAATGCAAGAAAAACTTGATAACTATGAAAAGAAACTTGCAGAAGTAGGTACTGCAGCTATTATCCGTGGGGTCACTCACGATGATGAAGATACTGATTTTGAACTCTATTATTTTGCGAAACAAAAATACTTAGAAAAAGACTCTGAGGGTGGATCGTGGTAATGTAATGATACCTATTGACCAAATTGTTAAAATACCCTTTACTATGAAACCTTCCTTTGAAAAGTACACTCAGACGAAATTTCACTTAGATAAAATGAATAAGGACATTCTTCAAGAACGAAGAAAAGAATTGGATACCTTAGGCCAAAATGTTTGGTTTGAGACAAATACGGCAAAGGAAACTGATCTAGTAAACAAAACAACAGCCGCATTGGGTATAACAAAGAAGTATAATAACATCGTTGATTTCGGTCTGGATGTAGAAGATGATATACTGATTATGCATGAAGGTAGACTTGAAGCGTGCTTTGTTGCGTTTGCGAGTGGCTGGAACGCTGGTGATAAACAGGGAAAGACTCTATCTGAACTACACAACCCTGTACCAGACAGTGAGAGATTACGCAAGGCAAGTGACAACATTATGAGGGCAATGACTAGTAACAAGTGTTATCACCGTTATACATGGGGTATATCCCCACTAAGAACACTCAGCAACCATCCTATACACAACCGTCCATCATATGACACATTAGACCATTTATGGTTTCGTGTGGAACATGAACGGACTATGGCGATTACTGAGGGTAAAACAGCACTGTTTTTGATAAATGTGACTACACATCCTCTAACACAAATAGTAAAAACATATGGTGCTCTTTTAAAAGAATCAATAAATAGTATGACGGAAAACGTCTTAAAATATAAAAATTTACATCTTACAAAAGAGCTATTAAATGCCGTGGTCTAAAGACTTAGAAAAAAGTTATGATTATCAGCAGAAAATCCGTTCATATCTGATAGATTGTGTGGCCTGTGAGTCTCCTATTACCCCAAAAGAACGTGATGAAAATGGTGGAATGTGTAAACATTGTTATGAAG